GGTGACGGAGCGTGCTCCTGGCGGCCAGTTCAAGAAGTCCATGAAAGACCTAGAATGAATTATAAACCTACTACTACGGTTTTTCAATCATGGCAAGGCGCGGGCGGAAGAAAGCAAGGCGAAGAGGACCGAAGACTTTCAGTTTGTACGACGCTGCAGTCAGCTACGGCAACCTGTCCATCCTCACAACTGGCCTTCTCGGATCAGGCCCAGTCGAAGCGGTGATCGGCGATTACGACATCGGCATGACCACGACTCGAACTGGCCTGGACCCTGGCTTATCATCAGCAGGCGGCCGTGGTAGTCAGATACTGTCGACCCAGCTCACAGGGGGCGAGCAGATCAGCCTCTCCGACATCATGTACGCCCCACAGATGTCCTTCGACATCATCATGGGCAACGCGAAAACGAATATGGTTCCAATGATGCTGGCCGGAGTCTCCTTTAATTTCGGCGCGAAGCTGTTCCGCAAGGTGATGCGCAAGCAATTCGCAAGCGCGAACCGGATGATTAAGCCCCTGGGCCTAGGAGTGAGGATCTGAAATGGCCACTAATACCGTGAACGGGGTTCTCGTTTGTAGCGATGGAACCAACATCCCGCTCAAGAAGGAGATCGCCGAGGGGACTGAAGTCGACCTCACTACCGACACCGTCTATACCGTCAGCGCGATCAACGTCGGCGACTATGCGCCAGGCAAGGTCGTGACCTCTGCCCTGGTAACTGCCGACAACGGAATAAGCTACGCCTACATTCTCTCACAGGGTCTGGTGGCTGCAATCATCCCGGTGGGGTTGAAGGGCATCACAGCGTCGACTCCGGCGCTGCATGCCCCCTACCGCCTGCGAGCTGGCGACAAGGTCCGCGTGCTCACGCTGACGAGTTCGGCGAGGAACGCTTCTCTGTGCTACTACACCAACCGAGGCGTCTCGAGGATCGCGACAGTCTTGGTTTCGGGTGGCGCCACGAACGAGCTGCTCGATCTGCAGACTTCCAATTCGGTGGGAGATACGGTTTTCGGCCAGACCATCATAAGCGCCTTCTTCACGACGATTGACGGCTCGAAGATAGAAGACCAGGGCGCTTCGATAGTCGACGCCCTGGGTAACGTCGTCGGCTCTGTGTCGGCAACGGACCCCGCCAAGTTCCAGCCAGTGTCCACCCCAGTGAAGTCAACGATCGCTCTAAACTACGTCGCTCAATTCCTTACGAACGCATGAGGTGCAGGGCTCATGAAGATGACAAAGGCGCAAGGTCGCAGAAGACTGGCTGAGATTCACAGCAAAGCGAAGAAGTTGTTCCTTAAGGGCTACATATCGACCAAGGACCTGGATGCCATAGAGCGCATAGCCAAGACCCGAGCCAAGCAGTTGAAGTGATAAAATGCCACTTCCAAACGCTGAAGCCCACTCGGGACGGGTGTACAAACTGCTTCAAACGGAATCCCTGGGCTCTCTCAATGCCGTTGACGGTGCTGGGACGATGGCTCGAGTCGGGTCCCCGATCTCTATCGAGCAGCTCAATGAGGACGAGCTGCGTCGTCTCGTGCTTGTGTTCCTCGCACGCATAACGACTCAAGGTGAATGGGAAGGGCTGTTCGCATGAGTCCACTGCCTGAAGCGGAGAAGAAATCCCCTCGTGTCTATACGCTGCTACAGAACACCGACCTCGAGAACGTCACGTTCGCCACTGTGCAGAGCGTAGGGAACACAATATCCATCGAAGAGATGTCTGAAGACGAGCTGCGCCGCCTCGTTTTGGTGAATCTAGCCAGGTTGTGTGTCAAAGGTGAGTGGAACGGCCTTCTAGGGACTTGATTCGATGTCCCACGAGAGCCGTGAGGCGATCATAAGGGCCGAGGAACAACTGAAGCAACTAGGGAAAGAGCTCGAACTAGATCGATACCTACGGGTCGACGACGATCCCTATCCCAGCAAGAGGGTCTTCAAGCTCCTGAAGAACATAGACCTCGAGAGCGTCACCTTCGCTAACGTCCAGAGCGCAGGTAACCCCATGTACCTCGAGAAGCTCAACCGACAGGAGCTCTTCGATCTGTGCCTGGTCAACTTCGCCAGGTTGTCCTGCGCCGGGGAGTGGGACGGCCTGCTTGAAACTGCTCAGCCGACGACCCAAACCTATAATCTGGCTGTCGGTTCGTGGACAGGCTCCGATGGAGAGATGAACTCCTTCCCTCCTGCTTCTGTGTATGGGCGTGATACAGACATCGAGCCATTCGCCGACGGTTTGTACCTGCTGCCGTTCCTTGCTCCTTCTGCGGAGACCGTGGATGCCTTTTCCATCCACGCCTTTGACATTGCTGATGCTGGACCCATAGCGGGAATATACACGGCTAATTCAGACGGCACACCGAACGAGCTCGAGGTCAGTTGTCAATTCTCAACCTCATCAGGATTGCAAACCCAGGCATCACTGACAGGGAGTCTCGATTTTACGAGGGGCGATCTTTACTATCTTGCTTTGATTCCTGGCGATGACAGTCAAAGATACTACACAGTCAATATCCAGTATCAAGGGGCTTCGGTTGCGGTGTTCCCTCAAGAAGACCCGGCCACAGGAGGCGCACTGAATGCTAACATGGTGGTGTGGTTTGATGCTGGGACATCTTCGCTACCGGCGACCATTGATCCCGCCGACTTCACGTTGGTAATCAGCGACTTTCCAGTTCTTCAGTACAGGGTGAGTTAAGATGACAACGTGGGAGGCAGTCCGTTATTTGCGAAATAAGTGGCTTGCCAAAACTGACTTTCATTTTCTCTCTGACAATAGCGGGTCTGATGAATTGAGGCTACATCGCCAATTTCTCCGTGATGTGCCACAAAATTTTGAAACGCCAGATGAAGCCCTTGCCGCTTTGGCCGACAATCAAACGGGGGTGATTTGATGCCGAAGCGAAAGCCGGACAAGGTGATCGAGTACCGCTTCAGCCTGCAGGACAAAGAGCGACAGATGTTAGATTCATATGTGGCTGCCCACTCCTTCAACAGCATTACGACGCCGATTGTCACCCTGATGAATGATGTCACTGGGATGATCGTCTTTCTCAGTCTTCTAGCCAGTCTCCTCGGGTTTACCTTTCTCACTGGGATGCTCGGAACTGACCCGAAGATGTCCGATGTCATCGACGCATTCCTCGACCAAAGAGAGCAGGCCATCGCTGCTGGGCTGCTGACAGTAGGTTTGGTCGGCACGCCACTCGGACCAGCGTGGGGATTGCGACTTGCCCGACTCCTCGGACTGCTTCCTGAGCAAGAATCCTGATTGGGCCCGCACTGATTTGGGTGCGGGTCCGGGCGGGCCCTCCAACCCCCCCTCTAAGGGAGAGATAGACCATTATTGTCGCATGCCTCGGGCCTCTGGCCGCAGCACAGGCAGATTGTCTCGACCTCGAGAACCTCATCGACCACATCCGAGTAATCGACCTCCATGAGCTCGGAGACCTCGAACCACTCGATCTTCTGGATGTGCTCCTCGCCCTCGTGCGTGCGGAACCAATCCCATCCGTCCCAGGAGTCGAACTCGATCGCCAGCCACTTGAAGAACTCGCTCGGGGTCATTCAATCGCCTCCCGAATCTGTCGACAGCATCGGGCGCACTTTTGCCCCCTGCGATCGTCGCCTCCTGTCCTCCTCAGCTCTCGACCACATCGAGCGCAGATGTATCTCATGCCGCATCCACTCCTCATTCCTTCCATCCTCCCTGGTTCCTCTGGCGGCATTCATGGCGCAGCGCATAATGGGGTTCGTGATTCGGCCGTACAAGAAGTTTCCACAGGCGAGGACGTCCTCGCCCAGACCAGTGCCGTACTAGCTGCGTTCGGACTCGCTTCCCGCACTTCCTGCAGCGCCTCTGCAGAGTGATCGCGCCAGGGCGTGTCGCCCAGGTCCACCACGTCTCGCACTGCGGGCACTGCCAGAGTCCTTTCATCATTCTTCATCCGCCCAGAGGTATTCCATACGGATCGGCTCGCCGTCATCGGTGAAGACGTAATCGATTCCGACGATGTTCCCGAACTCCTCTAGCTGCTTCGCGACAGCGAGGAGCTGATGCCGGCTGAATATGATATGTCGATCTCGATCACTCATCACTTTCAGCCTCCTGAAAGTATCCATGTTTCCCCAGAGCCTCTGAAAGAGACTTTACGTCCTCTCTGAGGGCTTTCAGCTCCGCAGTGCGGTTCTGGCATCGCCTATGGTCTTCAATCGTCTCAGACAGTATCCTAGAGCGTCGTTTCTTCGGCCATGACGCAAATATGGCGTAAGCGGGTTCGGACAAGCTTGCAGAGATGCCGGGGCACATGATCCGACCCAGATAGGGGGGTGTTATTATTATTATCCCAAGAAGGTATACCGAAACAAGGCTCAATAACCGCGAACGGTAGTAGGGTGGGTGCGCGGGGTGACAAATATAGAGGATAAGGGTAGGTTGATGGGCGTTCGGTGGCCGGTTGGTGTGACATGGTAGCCGCTGAACTGGTCATTCTGGGCGTTTTGAACGTCCTGACGCTTGCTGGACTGGTCGCCCTGGCTCTCTGGATCAGGAAAGAGCTCGAAGAAGGGCTCTCTGAACTCGATGGAGCTCTCGCAGCAGCCCTGAAGAACGCCATCGACTCGATCACGGGCGGTGATGTGATGGCGTTCGACCCCCCGAACCCGATCCAGGTCGCCATCAGTCAGCTAATCAGCTCCATGGCTGCTCAGAAGATGGGAACCGTCGAGGCGATCGTCACCGAGCGAGGTCCTGGTGGCAAGTTCAAGAAGTCCATGAAAGACCTAGAATGAATTATAAACCTACTACTACGGTTTTTCAATCATGGCAAGGCG